AAAAATATGACATATTTCTTTACAAAGTCCATAATCTTTATTACCTGTTATTAATACTTTTTTAGAGGTCATTGTAAATCTCTATCAGAACATTCTTATTAAAACTGCCGTCAAGCGATGCTAATTGTGACAATACAATTTGGTCAATAGTTTCAAAGTGTATCTCTGCACCCATGTCTTCTTCGTGTTCATTTGTTTTGACAGGAACAAGTGTTACATCACGTAATGAGTATGTTTCAATGAATGTATCTTTAATAAAGTTTGCTTCTTCGTATGAAATATCTATATCTAAAGAAATCTTAATTGTTGACTTTGGTAATAGATACTTAACGGGATCATCTAGTAACTGTGATAGTTTAATAGTTTTATACTTTGGTGCATCTTGCCATGTAAAAAATTCAGGCTCACTATTCCATTCTAAGAACATCCATCCTCGTTCATCATCCCATGCATCAGAAAAGTTATGTGGAAATGCATTCCCAGTGTAAATAATATTATTCTTTACCTGTCGTTGATGAAAGTGACCAGTGAATACGTAATCTTGATGGGAGAACATTTCTTGTTTTAGTCCGCCATGATCTGGCATTTCTACCATTGCATTTAATTTAAATGTAGGTAGTTCAAAATGACCAAACATATATTTTGAACGAATACTGGGAACTTTCTTCCACTCGTCACCCACTAGCCAACTTACAAGAGCAACATCGCCTATTACTGTGGTATCATCTACAACTGTTATATTTTCAAATTCTTTAGCAAACTCTACGCTACTGACTTCTCGGCTCTCACGATAAAACAAATCATGGTTACCTTTTATGAAGTATACATTATCAAATGCGTCATTTAGTTTTCGCAAACTTTCAATTGAGTACTTCATTGTTGATATATTTAAACTAGCACGATTATGATGCCAATCACCACCAAAGATGCATGTTTCACATCCTTTCTCTTGTGCTTGTTTGATAAACCAATCAACAAAGTCACTACAATCTTTGTTATGTTGTTGTGCATTATTTCTCATGCCGAAGTGAATATCGGTAAAGAATGCCAATTTTTTGAATAGATTATCACTCATTATCTGCGTAAATCTCTTTAATTGTTTCAGTTGGAATTTGTTCGTCTGTGATATTAGTTTTAATTACTTTTTTCCATCGTTCTTGTGATTTCATTTCATGTTCAAGTTGACGTGTCCAACTCGGTGCTTGTCCTGATTTTTCTAATAGATCATCTCGAATGCCTTGATTTTTCTTCTCAATATTGAGAACACGTGTAAATGAATTATTAACTGCTGCAGTATAATAAGCAAACGGATTATCAGATTTTGCTTCATTAAACTGTAGTCCAATTTGCGTTAATTGTAATAAGGCTTGTCCTCTCATTTCATCAATATATGTGTATCCACGCCAGTTGCCACGTTGTGAGTAACGTTCTACTAGTTTAATATACATATTTGCTAATGTAGCAGTAATCTTTCCAGATGTCAAGTCAAATTCTTTATCTTTATTATAATGTGATATACCGACTTCGGCAATTTCGCCATTTCGTACAACATAATGTTTATATGGTGGAAAATTTAATTTTACCTTATGATCAGCGACAGTTTTAGGATTTAATTTTCTGCCAGGTTCATCTGGAATATGTTCAAATGTCATAACACGGAATACAAGTTCTTCTTCATTGAAGCTATCAACATCAACAACAAAATCTATTTGTTTCTTTTTCTTATCGGTATTCAGCGTCCAACTATTTTTTTGTATACGATCTGCTCTTGATTGTCTTGCCTCTGGCAAACGTGATATTATTTCACTTTTAATATCAAGTTCTCCAGCGATATTATCAATGATAATATCAAATTGATTGTATCTTTCTCGATCTTCAAACCATGAAAAGTTTGATTTTGAAATATGAATTTGCTTTAGCATATCCCTGTTGTTTAAATAATTTTGTCGTCTAGCCATAATTTTAATCTCCTAAAATGTTAGTATTATAATACTACAAAGTAAGATAAAAGTCAACCTTAAAAAATAATACGTGTCAAGTATAAAGTTTAAAATATTCGTAGTTAATACAGTGATAAATACTGTTAATAATCAGGAGATCAATAGCATGGCATATAATCCATATAGTACCTCACAGCCGGTAAACATTTCGGATCCTAGTGGCAGATTGAGTGTCGAAGGTGATGGTATGAGTAGTTTCAATTTTCCATATACCCCTACTATTACAAATATGTCAAATGCAAATTACACACAAGTATCACCTACACATTCTAATTTTCAGCAACAGTTTTTTCAAAGTGGATCAAATGCCACAATTAATGTTACTGCGCCTATAATAATAGAAAATGTTGAACAAGGACAAACTATACTTAGTGCGTTAGATTTTTTTAGAGGTGCTATGAAAATGAGATTTGGAAAAAATGATGAACAGCGTGGCTTGCCACCTCCTGTACTGAGATTTAATGCACATGGAGTTTTTCAAAATATTCCTGTGTTAGTAAATAATTTTGTATATAACTTAGATGCGGATGTTTCGTATATTGATATAGAGACTAGAACTGAACAAAATCCTGAAACTGTAATACAAATGCCAGTTAGTGGAACTTTTGTGATTGATTTTTTAGTTACATATTCACCTAAAAACGTAAGAGATAATTTTACATTAGAAAAATACTTATCAGGTGGTTTAAGAGGAGAAGGATATGTATAGTAATAATTCGCCATGGAGAAATACACGTGTGATGTTTGATAAAATATTAGATATTCAGCAACCTAGATTTATATACAAAGATCCGTTGGACATGGAATATATTATACCACAAAAATTTAATTTACGACCCGACCTAGTCAGTTATGAGAATTATGGTACTGCAAAATATTGGTGGATATTTTCACAACGTAATCCAGATATTATACAGGACCCTATTAATGATTTTACTGCTGGTACAAAAATTAAAATACCCAGTAAAAAAAATATAGATAGAATGGGCTAAAAATGGCACCGCGTAATGTAAGAAATAATAATCCTGGTAATATTAGACATGGAGGCTCTAACTGGAATGGTTCGGTTAAGGGTACTGACCAGTCATTTGTAACTTTTGGATCTCCAGAAATGGGTGTCCGAGCGATGACAAAATTACTATACAAATATAATAGACCGGGATCTGACAATGGTTATAATAGAAGATCAGTTCGTGAAATTATTAATAAGTGGGCGCCCCCTAATGAAAATAATACAACTGCATATGTAAATGCAGTTGCCAAAAAGTTGGGAGTTAGTCCTGATCAAGATATTGATCTATCAGCAAATCCAGCAATTACTGAAAAATTAGTAGGTGCAATTATACAACATGAAGGTGGTAATGAATCTCTAGACCACTTTAGACCATCACTTAAAAAAGGAATTAGTCTAGCAAAAGGTGAGGGCCAAACAACGTTTCCTCCAAAAGATGTCGGCGCTGCAGATTCTGAATCAAGACGAACTTTAACCTCTGAAGAACAAAAAGCATTAACTGAGTTTAAAAGAGCAAGAAAAAATTTAGATGAAGCAAATGCAGATCCTAATGCATCTTCTAGAGATAGGGCTGATGCACAAGAACGATTTGATGCCGCTAAAGCAAATTCTCCATTCACAGTGGCGAATGATGAAACTGACGGATCGATAGTTGGTGATGATGTATCAGATGTCACATTTAACGGTTCAAATAGTAATTCAAATTTCTCAAGTTCGAGTTTAGGAAATATGAAAGAAGTTCTACAGCAAACAGAACAAGCGGGAATGTATTATGAAAATGAACTAGACAACTATGAAAATTATACTTATAATATAGAATTTTTTATTATTCCAAAAGATGACGCTCAAAATTTCTTACAGTTTAAAGACATAGAGTTTGAAAAGACTATAAGAGGAGAATGGCCAGAACAAACAATTCCTAAATTAATAATTGCACAATCAGCAGTAACAACAGAATTTAATATTGATAACTTAGTTGTCGAAAATTTAGGAACTGGTTATGGTAGTGCTGCAAAAATGGTAGGAATAGATAAGGGATTACAATTTGATATAACACAAATTGGTGATAGTGATTTAAATGATACATTGAATTCTGCTGCAAATTTGATGGAATATGTAAATATTAATACGGCTACCTTCTTTATTAAAGTTACATATAATGGATACAGTTATGATAATCCAACCAATATACTAAAATTACCAACTGTTAAAGTTATACCATTTCGAATTGATAAATTTATTGATTTGAATACGACAACAGATGAAACCGGTACTACAACCACTATTAGTGGAACAGTTTCGAATTATGCATCTGTGAGTCATGGAGTAAATACTACTAAAATAGACTTTAATTTTGTAATAGGAGATACATTACAGGAAACACTTAATAATTTTAACGATGAATTGAATACATCTGCCCGGGCTGCTACTAGTTTTAGTTCAGAACAATCAGATTTCGTTAATACTTATGAAATAAAACTCGAATCTGATTTTAAAGATGAGTATTCAAGTACTCCAATGAATGGACCTATTGCTAATAAAAGTGCGGCGAGTAATAATGTTAGTAAAAAAAGCAAAACCAAGTTTAATGTTTCTGAACAAATAGGACAAGTTCCTATAGGAGTAAGTATCATTGATCTGATATATGATATTCTGATTCAGAATGTACAGATAAGACAAGAGTTAACTGCATCAATTGATGGTTTTTCTAAGGTTGTTAGAATTTCTCCAGAAATAATACAGAAGAAGCATAATCCAATCACAAATATAATGTCACATCATACTGTTTATAATATATCCATGCATAAAGAGATAGTAGTTCAAAATGTCACTGACCAAACTGCAAAAATATCATCTACAAATAAAATACTAGATGAAATTTTTCAGACAGGTAGATGTAGAAAATTATATAATTATTATTATACTGGACTAAATGATCAGATATTAGATTTAACTATATCACTAGATAAGCAACTTACTAAAAGTTATTCTCCACCAGGAAATGAATTTTCTTGGAATAAATTTTTACCGGCTGGAATGCAATTAGATAATATATTAGAAAGTAAGCAGTTAGAAAACTTTAATAAAACAGTTTCTTCCTTAGATGATTTTAATAAAAAGAAAACGGAACTTAGTACTACACAACAACAGAAGCAAGAAGAATTACAAAAATTAAAACAGGAACAAGCGAAGTCTGAATTTTCTGGATTAATGGCTGACTTAAACGATCCAGATAACGAAGGCGATATACAATCTACAAATCCAGAATCAAAAGACAAATTCTTTGACGAATTGGGCAAGGCAGAGAGTCTGGCTGACATTCAAGTTGCTGCAAATCGACACGGCATTAACATTACAGAATTTGTCAAAAATTTAGAAACAGGTGAACCACTATTACAAAAAATATCTAAATTAGAAGACGATATTAATAATATTTCTGACGAATTAAGTGAAACAGCATCATCAATAAGTGATTTAACACTTAAAATAGGTTCGGACGATAGAACGATTGCAGAACAAGTTGGAGCAAGTCTCGCAGGGCGTTTTGCGGGATTTAATTCTAACAATGCAAGTACACGTGCAAAATTATTGGGTGATCCTACAGGACTTGTATTGGCAGAAGAATTAAAAGAAGATGGTGATATTTTTAAAAAATTAACAGATGCAGAATTTTCCGACTTAATGGATGCAATGCAATTAAACAGTATTAATTTTATGAATAATATAATACCAATGATGAGAGGGAAAAAATCAGTATCAACGTTTAAATCTACTGACTTGGAAAATATAGAACTTGCAAGAAGTAAATTATTTGAATCATTGAATGGTGATTTAAGTATGGCAAATCTATCTATGACTATTAAAGGTGATCCTTTTTGGATGGAATTTTATATAACTGAAGATGTAAAAAAACAAATAGTTGGCAAGGATAACACATCGGACGCACATAAATCTATCGTTACAAATGTCAACGGAACAAATTATTTATTGTTGGTAGTTAATAAAGCAGATGGAGTAGATGATTTTGATAATATAAAAATTGATAATTTGGATATATTTTTGTATTCTGTAAAGAGTGTTATTAATACATTTGCACAAGGACAATTCACTCAACAATTAAACTGTGTACGCCTGCCTATACCAGATAATTTTAAACGTGTTGAAACAGGTGGAGGAAATAATGTTATTGGTGGATCCGGCAATGGACCCGGCGGCAGTAATGGCATAAATCCCTTTGGAGATTCATCCTTCGGTTCTGATCCACTTGGTGAATTTGCAGGTGCTGATGGCAGTGGTATAAATTCCTTTGGGGATTCACTCTTCGGTTCTGATCCACTTGGTGAATTTGGTGGTAGTGCCATAAATGCCTTCAGAAATATAAACTTTGGTGACGAAACACTTGGCGAATTTGCAGGTGTTGCTAATAATCTAGTCGCATCAATACCCAATGAATTTCAGGATTTGGCTGATGTTGCAGGAATACCTTCGGATATAACTGATGCACTTGGGCGCGATGGTGCTATTGATCCTAGAACAGTTGCCAAAAATTCTTTCAGACATATACATGGAAGTTTAGCAAAGGATGCACATAATTTTATATTCTCATATGCCACACCACATGCATCAGATGTGAATAGACTTGCTGCACTGATGAATGAAGCAGAAATGGCTGCAGCATTTGGATCACCAGAAGCGGCCACGGCAGTTGAAAAAATTAAGAATGATATAAGAAATAAATATGGAAACACAGAAGATGCAAGTGATTTTTTACAACAACAAGTAGATAATGGAGAAATAGTTTCACCTGAATTAGTGGCATTTTTAAACACAAAAGTATATGCAGATAATACAACTGAAGTAATACCACCTAATAATATTAGTGACGTTGACGTTTCAAATATTATGACTGAAATACAGACAATTGAAGGTATGAATTCTTTAAGTGTCGATGAATTAATCGAAACACCAACTAAAACTTTAATGACTCCAACGGTTGATATGTCTCCCAATGCCGATATACCATCTTCACTTCGTATAGAAACTTCTAATTTAATGTTAGGAGGCTTATTACCAATAGAATCTACTGAAGTATATACTGATCCTAGACCTCCCGTAGTTGATTATAATATAGAACAATTAGAATCTCTGGATTTACCAGATGATGTAGTTGATGGATATAAAGAGGTAGCAGACACTCGTAATGGAATAAAGGTAAGAAAATATTTAGATACGCTTCCTCCTGATCAAGTAAAACTATTAAACGAAATAGATAATCCGTACACTGTGTCAACACTTCCTGCCGATCCGCCCGTGACCGCAGAAAAAATTATCAATACTCCAATGAAAACACCTAGAGAAGCAATAATGCAAGCGAGAATACAAGACGCACAAACCCAGATGATTGCAGAAGTAGGTGGCAGTTACAATGATTTGTCAGTGGATGAAAAAAGACATTATAATAATTTGAGTGATGCATATGATGAAATTGATGAAGTTGCACAATTGGATCCCATTCGGAATGAGGCGAAACTACTTAAAATTAATAATGAATTGGACAAATCAATTAGAGTATACAATGACAGATTATCAGGCGGTGACAGTGAATGGAGTTGGAATGATACAGAGGCGCAGGTTCTAGTAGATACAAGGTATGGGGCGCAAAATGATGTTGCTTCTCTTTCATATTCACCAAATGAGTTTACTGCTGAAAGAATAAGAGTTAATCCAGATGGATCAATTGTGGTTGATCTAGACTCAGAGTCTATGCCTACCAGTCCATCGGCTGGTTATGTTTTACCTATTAATGCAATTACTGACATACCAGTGGAAGATTTTACAGAGGAACATCTTGCACAGTATGAATCTGCAAATGCAGTAATGAAGAATCTGTTTACTAGTGATGGTATGACAATTACAAAAGCAGTTACGCCGAATGGTGATTCAGTTACTGTGGTTACCGGATTTACTAATACTGATCTTGCATCTGTATATAATATACCCTTTTCGCCAAATGTATTAGAAGGAGATGTTGTAGATACATCGTCAACAACTATTCTTACAAGACAGTTTCTAGAAAGCACAAAACAAAAAATTGCTGATAGTTATCCCTTAATTGGGACTAGGACTCAGAGTGCGACTGATTACGAGACATGGAAAGAATTTATAATCACTGATCCAACACAGCCACTTGCAGAGTCTCCCACCCGTGTCTATAAAGATTCTAGATTTTTTAGTATGGTAGGAAACCAGAAAATATATGCAGGCTCTGCGCTTGAAAAAAGTTTAATTGAAAGCGATCTCGTAACCAATACGGCATCAAAAACTATGATTGATTATTATAATAAAACATTCGGATCAGATTGGAATGGATTCCGCTGGATAAAAGCGGAATAATAAGTAATATTTCTTTATTATATAAGGTATGACATCAAATGTTAGAAAGTAAAATAAATGTTAGAAAATAAAAACACAAAGACGAAAATGAGAATTCGTATTAACCCGTTTATAATTATTGAAGGCGAAGAGTAAAAATGTATAGCGATGACAACAAAAACGATTTATCAGGTGCTTTAAAGAAGGACAATCTTTCTAATTTAAGTCCCGTGATGAATAATATTCAAAGCGGTATATACCATGCAATAACCGTTGCAGGAAAGCCAGATCCGGAAGGCAGAGGTAGAATTGCTGCTTATGTTCCTAAATTGGGTGGAAATAAAGAAAGACCTGTGTTTTTTCAATATGCATCTCCATTTGGCGGTTCTAATTCATCTGGTAGTTATGGATTCCATGCAGTACCTCCAAGTATAGGAGTTACGATTCTAGTATTCTTTGCTGATAATGGAGAATTAAGTGAAGGATACTGGTTTGCGGTGGCACAAGAAGTACCTGATATTGCAGCAGGTGGTACATCGGGACAAGCAAAAGTAGATGGAACTGGACAAGGCGAGGGCGTTTTTAAAGACAAGCCTAGTGGAAAAATTAATCCCACGGAACTCACTGCCGCACAACGTGATGTTATATCATATGATGATAACGCACCTGAAAATGTTAGTATGGATCAACGTACATGGGATGTTGCTACCGATAAAAATGACAGTGGATTATCTTCCAATAGTTCAACAAGTGATAGTAAAGGCGCAAATCAAGTTTCTGTTGTTCCAGTTACTGAAGAAGTTGTTAAATCAGAAGCATACTATAATGATCTTGCCTATGCACAAGGACCAATAGCAGGAATAGAAACAAAATCGCCATCTAGTACCAGTTCGACTAGTAATAGTAAAGGTGCAGAACAGGTGGCGGCAGAGGTAAATAAAAGATCAAGTATTAGTTCGACTAGTGATAGTAAGGGTTCAGGACAAATACCCGTTATTCCAGGAGGTGAAAAACCGGAAGACGAAGTGAAAACAGGTAGAAATCAGGCAAATTCTGCAAATAATGATGTAAATTCTGATACCCGAACTTTTGATCAAATACCAGAAAATCATCCTAGAAATATAAATCTTGCGGCTCAAGGAATTTATTCCGATAGTGTTAGAGGACAAACAACTGCTTCGCCTTTGAGAAATGCAAATTATGATAACCCAAAACCTAATACTGTATATGGTATTAAAACTCCCGGTTCAACCGCACTTACTATGGATGATGGCAGTGTTGATGATGATGGATTTATTCATCCTAATCAAATAAGATTACAAACAGGTTCAGGTGCAAGTATTATATTAGATGGAACAAATGATTTAATCTATATGGTTAATAGTACGGGGTCAGGATTTATAGAAATTGGACCGTCTGGCGAAGTAATGATATATGCACAAGGATCATTAAGTATGCGCACGGAAAAGGATTTCAACTTACGCGCAGACCAAAATATTAATATAGAATCAGGCGAAAAAATAAACATAAAATCTGGTAATAATTTTGCTGTTAACAGTGGAAATCAAACACATATAAAAAGTGAAGGTTCGCAGTTTTATGATAGTGCTGGCAGTAATCATATAAAAGTAGGAAGTAATATGTATGTTTCGACGGGAGGTATTCTACATTTGAATGGACCACAAGCAGCAAAATCACCTGGACTTAGTACAGTGTCACACAATGATATACAAAACCTAGAAAGTTCTAAAATAGATGAAAGTATCATGTCAACTATGGTATCGCATGAACCAATGATGCGTAGAAAACCTGCTCCTGCTAATACAAGTTCGGGTTCAGGTGCAACTGGAAGTGCAAATGGCGGACAAATACCTGCTACGAAGCCTAATTTAAATAGTGCAGGCGCAAATTCTGCAGATTCTACAGCCGAACAACAACAAATTAATGATCAAAGTATAGAGGAACAAGTGGCTGGTGGTACAGGAACAGTAACTTACTCGGCTAACTTCTCTGGGCAGATACGAAATAAACCAATTCAACCAAAACTATTTTCTATACTAGAAACAGCAGCAAAAGCAACAGGGGTTGAATTAGTTATATTTTCTGGTGGTCAAGATCAGGAGGGTAGAGGTACTAGAAGAACTGGCGGCACAGGTCACGATAATGGATTTGCTGCAGATGTTTGGTTATATAAATCATCGGCTGACAAAGAAAGTGGAAAATTATCAGTGCGAAGAGATACTGGAATTATGAAAAAATTTGCAAGAGAATGTTTTCTTGCTGGAGCAAATGCGGTAGGTGCAGGAGAGGGATATATGGGTGGTGTTGGCGTACATGTTGATATCGCAACATATAGAAATGATCAGGGTATGTGGGGCAAGACACATAGTTGGAGAAGTGCGCCTGGTTGGCTGAAACAGGCAAGAGATGAAGGCGGTTGGAAATATTCGCCTCCTACTAGGAGAGCATAAAATGATTTATGATAAGAAAAAAGGATCACTTTTAAATTATATACAGTTGCCATTGCATGTTATTACTCCATACGGTACATATTTAGGAACAGGATATGACGTTAATTCAATGCCAACATATACCCTATCCTACACTAATGTAATATCCTTTCCAGTAAATCAATTGGTTTTTTCTAATTTGAGTAAAAATAGTATTATAAAGGATACTATTCCGTCACTGACAATAAATGGCAGAAATATTATAGGCTATAACTATGAAATTCCAGATGTTGAGATTAAATATGGTTATATAACTGTTGCTTCTCAACGTATTTCAATTGAAACTGCAAAGATAACAATTGCATCAGCACAACTAATACTTGAGAAACAATTAAGAGCAATTGGTAATGTTTTAGAAAAATTTGTTCATGAACCATTAGGTCAGCCACAATATGATGCACTCATTCATTATTTTTATTATGAAGGTGTAAGTGAGATAGAAAATAGTCCTATCATTAAACTCATTAACAACAGACAATGGTATGATATTACTGATGAAATACAAACAAGTATAAAAAGAGAAAACGGCAGAGTCGATGACCGACTTGCCGCTTTAAGAATTGAAACTGCCAAAATGTGGAGTTATGTGCCTGGATTTAGTTAAAGTTCAGGACGATGCGTAATAACTTCATCTACTAAGCCAAAGTTAAGAGCTTCAGTTGGATTCATAAAGTTGTCACGTTCCATTGCTGCAAGCATATCATCTAGTGTTTTGTTAGCACTATTATGTTTAACATAAATTTCTGTTAGTGACCTTTTCATCTTTAAGATTTCTTTAACTTGAATTTCCATATCAGTTGCTTGACCGCCAGCACCACCGCTTGGCTGATGAATCATATGCCTGGCATTTGGTAAAATATATCGTTTTCCTGCTGCACCAGCAGTTGCCAATAGTGATCCCATAGAACATGCTTGTCCCATTACAGTCGTACTGACATCTGGCTTAATAAATTGCATAGTATCATATATTGCCATACCAGCGGTTACTGCGCCACCCGGAGAGTTAATATAAAAATGGATATCTTTTTCTGGATTTTCACTTTCTAAAAATAGAAATTGTGCACATAGTAAATCTGCTTGGTAGTCATTGACTTCACCAGTTAAAAATATAACACGTTCTTTAAGAAGCCGAGAGAAGATATCATAACTTCGTTCACCATTAGCAGATTGGTCTACAACCATTGGTACTAGAGTTGGCATTAATTATTCCTTATTTGTTTTTGAAGATTCAAGTTTTCGTATTTCTTCTTTCAGTTCGGTAATTCGGTCATATGCAGCATACAAATTTTTCTGAAGTTCATTTATTTCTAACTGAAACATTTCTACTGTAGTTATCATTTGCATTGACAATACTCCATTACTTTTCTGAAAAGGTTCTAGTTTTATTATCTTTGGATCATCATCCATAGTTTTTACTCCCAACATATCTATAATACATCAAAAATATACGATTGTCAAGTGGTATTTTCAAATGTACGAAGTTAATACGATGATAAATACTCTTAATAAAAAGTTTAAGAATGAGAGACATGATGCAGATTAGATTTTCAGGATTTAGTACCAAGAACAAAAACGCAATAAATCATAATCTTTACGGTAAGGATTTGATTATTGAAGATTTGATGAATAATCTTATGACACGCAAAGGTGAACGTATAATGATGCCTACTTACGGTAGCATAATACATGATTTAATATTTGAACCACTTACACCTGAGTTGAAAGATTTAATCAGAAAAGATATAAATTATATAATAGATGGTGATCCACGTGTGCGTCTTGAAGTTTTAAATATAACAGATACCAATCATACTATTGATATTCAACTATCGGTTTCAATAATACCTACAAACGAAAAAGTTGAACTAACATTGAATTTAGAAAGAGAATAACATGGGCCAAGAAAGAGTTGATAACTTATTCGCTAGTGAAAGTTGGAGTGCGGTTTACACTGCATACAGTAATATTAGTTTGAAAGCATATGATTTTGACACTATTAGAGAAGCATTACTTTCTTACGTTAAAACAACATATCCTTCAAAATTTAATGATTTTATAGCAAGTTCAGAATTTATTGCAATCTTAGATTTGGTTGCATATTTAGGACACTCATTGGCTTTCAGACTTGATATGAATACAAGAGAAAATTTCTTGGATACGGCAGAGCGTAAAGAATCTGTACTGAGAATGGCCAAGAATCTTGGCTACTTAAAAACACGACCGATCAATGCACGTGGTTTTATGAAAATTACAAGCGTCACTACGAATCAAGATGTATTTGATAATGCTGGAGATTCACTTTCTAATACCACTATTAATTGGAATGATGCAAATGACACAGACTGGTATGAAAAATTCATTACAGTTTTGGATTCTGCACTATCTAAAAATTCTAAGATTTTAGATCCTATTGCAAAAATTGATATACTCGGTATAGAAAATAATATATACGAAGTCAATGAAAATCCTAATGGCAAATCAGTCTCATATCCTTTCACATCAAATGTTTCGGGTGCAACCCGTTTATTTGAAACTACTAAGGTAGAAATAATTGATGATTCAATTGTAGAATCAGAACCTATGGCATCGAGTAATTTTACAATTGTCAATCGCAACGATAATTTAGGACCAGCAAGTGACAGAACTGGATTTTTTGTATATAGTAAGGCAGGAGAATTAAAATTCCAAGATTTCACATACAATGTTAAATTGTCAAATGTAATAAAAAATATTAATAATATTAATATATCAAATAGTGATGTTTGGTTACAGAAAGTAGATAGCAATGGAAGATATTTTTCAACTGTTTCGTTGATTGACAATCAAAGTAAAGAATCTGCGATATATAATACTATTAAAAATGGATCAGGTGAAATTGCTAGTATTACTACGAATGTTGACAACAGCATAAAAGTTAATTTTCCCGATGGTGTGTTTGGTAATGCAGCATATGGTAATTATAGAGTATGGTTTAGACAAGTAGAAAATCAAAATTTCTCGGTTAATGCAAATGATATAGATAACGTCACAATCATCGTGCCTTATATTGGTGCTGATGACCGACCATATAATTTAACTTTAACAATGTCAACTACCAGAGACTTTAGCGAAAACTTTTCGGCTGAGACATTTGAGAGTGTGAGACAAATTGCACCACGCGCATATTATTCACAAGATAGAATGATAAATGCACAAGATTATAATATATATCCACTAACACTTGGCTCAAATATTATTGCAAAATCAAAAGCAGTTAATACCACATTTGCAGGAAATTCCAGGTTCTTTGAAATGGATGACGTAACCGGCCATCACTCAAATGTAAGTGCGATAGGAACAGACGGTAGTATCTTCTTGGAAGATGATAATATAACAATGAGTCTGAGTTTTAATAGAGAAAATAATCAGATTGACAATTTTATTAGAAATAAAATAACAGAAGTTATAAAGCATCCAAGTTTAATTAATTTATATTATTGTGAAAATATGTACAATCCTAACTCAGTTATTACAGATCCTAATCTTAATTTCAATACCCGAAGTACAAATAAAAGCATCATTGATGTATCATCATCTGTGAATTATAATACTACATATATATATCCTGGTGATCATATATTAGTAAACAGTGGAAATGAAAACACTAAAACATGGACAACTGTCAGTAACATTGAATCTAGTGTTGCTGGATCAGCAATGGATTCATATTTCATCGAATATTTAATTCCCGAGAATAGCGGAGAAATTGATAGAATAGTTAGAGGATATAGAACTAGACTCGAAGACAGTGAAATTAATAATATAAAAATTAATAAAATAGAAGATTTGTCAGTTCAGACATTTACATTGATGTATGAATCAGGTACAACTACAAATGTATGGGGATGGAGATTACATGATGAATTAGTTGATCCTCCACTTGTTGAAGGTACAGATGTGTTTATCACATTTACATATGTTCCTGGTATAAGAGAAAATGAAGCAGCATATACAGCACGTTTCACTGGTAAAAAAATCGTGTTTGACAGTACAAAACAAATAAAGTTTCATTATAATAACAATAAATTTGTTGTTAACAATGAAACAAACTTAGCTGAGCGTGATCGATTATTTCTGAAATATTACTCAACTACTAAAAATTTAGAAGACACGTATGAAGAAACTCAAACTATTCATGTAGGAACAGGTGATATTATTAATATTGTTGAGACCGACGATACTGCAACATTCGATATAAAATGGAAAGATACTCCTGGCGCAGTAATTACAAATACATTTGTGGATACAAATGATTGTTTGGAAGTGGTTGAAAATTTACATACACTGATATCACCTGGAGGATCATCATATGATATTACTCCAGATGAATCTACAACTATAGGAATTTCTCCAACATACACAGTTGCATATACAGTAGATAATTTATCTAGTAAATTATCTACAGAATCATTCAATGATGACATCAGTATAAATTCGATAGATCCAAATTCTCCTGTTGTATCTGCCGGCGCATCAGTTGTTTCGTTTGGGGTGGCATCAATTTCAAATAGTGCTGCTTCAAATACCGCATCCACTGTATATAGTTCAACATATACAGATTCTCAATTAGTTTTGGATGGATTTAAAGGTGAGGTATCTGATACTTATTTTAATATTGCAGCAAATAATGGTAATTTTGCATGGGTAGATGAATCCGAATTGCCTACTGGTAAAACTAGATACAATGCGACTAATAGTGATTTTGGTGTACAAACTGAATTCTTTACACAGTTTGATGGTTCTAACACATATCAATTTATTTTTGATGATATGAGTTCAACTGGTTTTTCTATACAGAATGAAAATAATGATGGCTTAGATCCAGATAGTCCGGATCTGGATATATATTGGAAACAATATGCATTCGCTGAAATAAATTTTACTGCACCGAATGTTGCGCCTGATAACTTTACATTGCAAGATTCAGATGGAATTGATATAGATTTAAAACACTGTGAAATTATAACAACTGATATTGATACTTATAAAATATTATTTTGGACAGTTGATCCTACAAATGGTGGAACAGATAATACTATTACCGTTAATAATATTGGTGGAACTTCCACATTATCAGAATTTAAAGTTCAACTCACTAGAATGGTAAGATGTATAAAAACAGATAGAGTTTCATCATACGCTGACGCAGAAACTTACATAGTTGACAAATATATAACACCTGCAGGATATGTTGATTATAGTAAGGTAAAATTAAGTAGTACTGATATAACTAGAAATCCACATGGTATGCTAGAAGTTCTTTCCAATCAAGATGTGTATAGTGAAGCCGCGGATGATCTTGGCGATATATCAGTAGTAAATTTCTCACATATTGTATTGGAAACATACACAGACCAAAATAATAATATATTATATGAACGTATCAGTGATACAGTTATAGCATATAATGAATCACAAAATGATAGAATACCACCGACCGCTTCATTGAGATTTTTCATAAGTGGAGTCGATGTTACATTAAATGATGGCATATGGCAAGAAAAGACTGCGAACGGATGGGAAATTTTGCCAACTGATAGATATCAATTAGTAGATCCAGATAATAAAGACAAAATTATATATAATGGTGTGACTTATAGAATCCTGAAGGGAAGAAGTTATGTTGAAGACAAATTTATGACATTTAGATGGGATCATTATGCTGATATTGATAAGAGAATTGATCCTGGTACAAGTAATATCATTGATTTATATATTCTTAGTTCGGACTATGTTCGCAGAGTTAATACATGGATAAATGGTGGCTTTAGTGATATCATACCATCGGAACCAACGAACTATGAATTGAAAAAAATTATGCAAGGTATTGAACCTAAAGCAAGTATATCAGATCATATCAGTTATATACCTGTTAAGTTTAAATATCTATTTGGTTCATTTGCTGCAGCAGAGAACCAAGCGGTATTTAAAGTTGTTAAGAAATCAGGAACTTCATACAGTGATAGTGAAATAAAAACGGCAGTTGCAAATGCAGTTAATACATTCTTTGATATTGACAACTGGGATTTTGGAGAAACATTTTACTTTTCAGAATTAGCAGCATATGTACACAGAACTTTGCCTAATTATGTTTCAAGTATTATAATAACACCAAAATATCAAACCGGAGAGTTTTCAAACTTGCTAAGTATTAGTAGTGAACCTACTGAAATTTTCTTGAGTTTAACATCATCCGCAGATGTTAAAATTATTTCTAGTATAGTAGCAGCGGAATTATTGGGCGAATAAAAAATGGCAAATAATAAAATATACAATCTTTTACCAGTACATCTTCAAAATAAAGAGTTAGAGACTATTTTCGATAGTACCCTTGAGAGAGCATTTTCTGCTGGCAGTGTTACGAAAACAAAGGCTTTTATAGGAAGAAAAGAAAAAGGAGTATATAACGACAATGATGCATATGTGTCATTTCCTGATCATCTATTTCAGCGTGACAATTACGGGTTAGAACCTGTATTCTCTAATACTAATATTGGAGACAACATATACTATGATGATTTACTAAATTCAATGTATAATAAAGGATCATTAACTAATGATCATAGAAGATTATTTAAATCTGATACATATACGATTAATTTGCCAATTGATATTGATAAATTCTGTAATTGGGAATTATATTACTGGGTAAATATGGGCTTTACAAGTGAATATGCTCTATACGAATATAAAGTTTATGATTCTGGCTATAGCGAATGGATTAAACAAAAACCATACATACTTAACGGAGAACCAGGAACAGATAATCTTGCACCATTAATTAATGCTAAAGTTGCTCCCAAAGATGATTTCGCTGAAATAGGAGATTATGCTGTTGTAATTTCAAAAAATCAAGTTGTTTACTGGATAAAGACAGTTGACGGCTGGGCAAGGTTGGGCACAAGTGATACGTCATCTCCGACATTTACGCAGTCAGATATAAGACCTGTAACACCAAGCGCAGGTGATACATATGTAAATACATCAGAATTACGAATTACACTTCTCTTGGGAGAAAATAATTATATTCTACGTGATACAATACAAGATCGTTGGAATATAGAAGTTAATCCATATGCATTGCGATTTCCAAATAAGACACAGGGTATAATTAACTTAATAGAATATCGTGAGAATCCAGAAACAAGCACTCCAGATTGGGAAATATATACTGAACTTGCAAATGTCTTTAGTTTAGGCAATAGTAATGATACACATTATATAACTATTGATAAGAATGATGACACTACTAGTTCAATAAATTGGTGGAGTGATAGAAATTCCTGGTATCATTATGATGACATTCGCCAATATATAAATGATGAAAATAAATCATATATAATACAAGCAAAAAGACCTATAATTGAATTTGATCGTAATATTGAATTAAGCGATAGTAGTCAGGCAGCCGTTGAATGGGAAGTACCTACTTTTAAAGTATATGATTCAGAATTAAATACAAGTGAAGATAGTAAAATTTTTCATTACGTTGAAGACGAAGATAGTATCGTTGACAAATTTTTGTCTATACAGGCTTTATTGACTCCTGGTGATTATCAGAGTGAATTTACATTTAATATTGACTTAGCAGATAACGTGACATATAAAATAAATGATACCCATCATAACTTATATATTATAACAGAATTTGATTATAGAAATTTGCGTCATGAATACGGAAAAGCAGAACATAGCATATTGCAGTTGTTACAAGAGGCAAAAACAGATGAGACTATTGACGTTTATGTAGAAGGTATCAAGCAAATTGATAATTATACAGTTTTTGACGGCAAGTTCATTATATTTAATAGTCCGGTAACAGGATATGTATATGTAGATTTTACAACAAAAGATAACGTGGTTATTGATGGCGATACCGCATGGCAACGTATTGATCCAGCACTTGAATATAATCCAGACAATGAAACACATAATGATAGAAACTTTACATACTCTACCGTTTTTGAGCATTTTAAAAGACAAATTGAGACTTCCATTGGACTTACAGGAAATCAAATTGCTGTTAACAACTATCGTAATATAGGTGATAATACTGATAAACTTCGCCACAATAAATTTGGTAGTATTATGGTTCGTAATTCTATTGACATTAAAAAAGCATACTTTGCAATAACCAGAGATGACTATAATCCATATACTGCACTTGAATATATTGCAACTGCATATAATAGTTATAAGAATAATTTTATCAACAATGTACAAGAAATATTGAATACTGCTGATAGTGAAACAATGAGCGATTCTGATATTCTTGAACAGGCAGTAAGTGCAATCGCTCTAGCGAAAAGACAAAACATCAGTGTATTTGATGGCAGTATGATGATAAATGCTGGCGATACTCCAACACATTATATAACAGCAAAAGTTAATCCGATTGTTGCGGGAGCAAAAACTCAGTTTATACCAAGTTCAGTTGCTACAGAAATTGTCTATAATGATAATATTAGTATCTTGATAAATGGTAAAATAGCAACTGATTATAAAATGTTAAATGAGGTTGAAGTTGAGTTTGATAGAACTATCGATGCAGATGATGTAATTGAGGTTAGATATTATACAATATTAAAAGAAACATTTATTCCTCCCAGTGCAACTAAACTAGGATTAAATGCGGTGTATAAGCCTAGATATATAACAGACACTGAATATGATGAAGAAAAAACATTCTTGGTTGGACACGATGGTTCAAAAACCCTAATATGGGGTGACAGAACTGATGACATCACATTAATGTTTGAAAGTTTGGTATATAATAGAATTGAACAAACCGAGAGTAGTACAAGTATAAAGAAAACAAAATATGGTATGTACAGAAATAGTACGATTGAGTATTCTTTAAATGAAAAAAAATATATTATGTATCCATTCTTTAAAAAGTGGATGTTACGTAATAATATTGACAATCTATATAATACAGATTATAATGCTGATGATTATAAAACATGGAATTATCGTGCACGTAATGATGCTTCACCTGGATATTGGCGTGGTATTTTTCAATATGCTTATGGCACAGACCATCCAACAATAGAACCTTGGGTAACAGTTGGGTATAGTATACCACCAGAAGGCTTTGAAATGAATTCTGGTAGATACACTCAGTATGAATTTTGGGAAGAATTAAAATCAACATATTCTACAAATTGGCCTATTCCTATAGATGAAAATGGCGATATTCGCACAATTGATGATTTATTTTTCAATTCGCAAACTACCTTAAAAGAGATTGAATTAATGAACCAAGATTGGGAATTTGGTGACGGTTCTCCTATTGAACAAGCATGGAGACGTAGTAGTGAATACTCGTTTATTGAATTTTTGATGGCAATGATTGCAAAGCCTTTTGAGATAATAGATTTATATTCTGATGAATTAAATACCGTAGTAAATATATTTCATCAAATTGAAAGTATAGATACGGATCGTATACTTAAAGAACAGGAAGGATATGAATTTAAACTAGGATCTAAGTTAGGTGGATTTGTTAATAACTTTAAACTAAACAGTGAAAAAAGTGGATTATCAAATTCAAGATATGCAGAGATTCCAAGAGATAATTATGATTTGTTTATTCACTCTGGTGAGCCAAATCGTTCTGAAAGTTTTAGTGCTATAGTACTAGAAAAAGTTTCATTGGACGTTTCTTATCCTACTTATAATATAGATGATACTGCAACATATCAACAAGAAGATATAGTATATAATCCATCAGATAACAGATATTATGTTCGAAAAGTTGAATCTGCAACGTTTAAAGAAATTACAAAAGAAATAAATTTTGATTATACAGCATGGACACTTATTGCACAACCTAAGATTAAAAAGTTTGGATATAGAATCAATGGATATGATGATTTTAATCCACAATTCTTTACTTTGAATTGGGATATAACATCAGGTGAAAAATTATGGAAAACGCAAGGCGATGAAGCAATTATTAATGATTGGCAAGCAAATGCATTCTATAAACAAGATACATATGTAGTATATCAGGGTGTCCCATATATCTCACTATATGACCATAATAGTAGTGCATCATTCAATGATGATCAAGATACATACTGGAAGATTTTAGAGAGTTGGCCCAGGGTAAATAGAATTGTCGCTAAAGGATATAAAGATACATTTATCGACCAATTGAAAACCCATAACTATGGCGATATATTATATTCAGTAGATGATGTTGCACAACTTCTTATTGGATATCAAAATTATTTAACGACAGTTGGGTGGAGTTTCACTGATATCAATGATTCCGGTGAAAGTGTAAATTTTGAAAGTCTATTGATTAAATTTCTGGAATGGACGGCAGAACAACATGAAATTGGTGAGTTTATAACTTTGACGCCGATATTACTTACTGGCAGTTTTTCTGCTCCATATGGCATTGCTAGTGTTCAAAGAGAAAATAACAAAAATTTCTACAAAGTTCTTGATAGCAGTGGTAGACAAATACCTAGTACAGCAATCAAATTCTTCTCAGAAGGCGATTCTATAACATGGGAATCGGTAGTACCAGTTTATGGCATGAAAATAGATATTGTTGATATAGAACATGCATTTGTTGTTGATCGTATCGATAACTTTGGTGATGTGATTTATGATCCTATTAATCATAATAGAAATTTAAGAATGATGATTGATTGTAATAGAACTGATGACTGGAATGGTACATTAGGAATCGACGGCTACATTGTTCAGAACAATACATTGAACCCCAATTTTGAGACAATGATTTCTGATACTAAATTCTATAGAGATACAATGGTGGATCAAAGTTTGTCAAATATAAATTTGATAAAAGCAAGTCATATTGGGTTTACTCCTAGAAGTTATCTATCAAATCATATGATAGAACGTGAGTCACAATTGGAATTTTATAAAGGATTCATATCAGATAAAGGTACTCCCGGTAGTATCAATAAAATTATTAATAATAATTCTAATTTTTCTGATATTGGTTCTGATGAAGTATGGGCATTAAAACTTGATAGTTATGGAAACTTAAACAGAAATATATCGATTAGTAAGGATATTGAGACTGGAACTATATTCACTGATCCTTACACTGTTACATATGACAGTAATCCATTTTTGTACCGTACAACACCGAGAACAACACCTATTAAAACAACCGGATATGTCAATAGCAGAGATGTTAATTATGTTGTAAGAAACTCTACAATATTAGAAACAACTGTTGGTGAAAATTATTATGAAGGTGATTTGGCATGGATACAATTTGATACACTAAGAGATTGGGATGTTAGAAGATTAAGCGAAGTTGCACAAATTGTATTTGTTGGTGAAACTGAAGATTCACAACTTTACATTGTGTTAATCAATGAAATAGATGTAACCGATACAGTTTATTTAAGAATTAACAATGAGGAAATTGATCCAGAATTAAATGGATATTATTATCTTATTGAAGATGGTACAATAGAAGCATCAGATGGCACTACTGTTTTTAAATATCTTGTCTTTGATACTGATTTTGAACCGATTGCTGTTGAAATTGATACTACAACAGACAATAGTGTTTTTGTTCCATCCAATGATTCAACTGGCGTAGAAGCAATAAGTCTAAATTCTAATCCCAATATAATTGACGGTGAAACACTTGTAATTAATAATACTAGTTTTGTATTTGATTCCAATGATACTGCTGGTTCAACTTCAGCGTTACGTATAGGAGGTGATAATGCTGCAATAGTTAATCCTGTTGTTACACCTGGAGATAAAATTGATATTAGTGTATTTGATCAATTTGATAATCAATTAAATGCTGGCAATAGTATCGTCACATTTACTGGAACAGTAGCACAGGCAACAAACAATGTTACTGCACAAGAAAATGATACTATTACAATTGATGATGTTAATTTTATAGTTAGCAACATTGATACGGGACCTATTGTAGCAACATCGGGAATTGATACGTCTGATTCGCTACCATCTGGATCTGAATTAATTGTTACTGGTGACACCTCTGTAGCATATACAGCAGAAGATATTGTAATTTCTGGAACAGTGAGTAACCCACAAATCACAAGTCCTACGTCTATAATTATTAATGATGATACTATAATATTCACTCCTGTAATAGATGACGCCGGCACTGCAAGTGACCAATCCGATGACACTGTTATTCCATTTGAATTAAGTGATATTATTGATACTATTAATGCATCAACAAATGCGGTCAATGCAACTTCGATTGATAATAAACTTGTATTAACCTCTACTGAACCTTCAGTTACGATACAGGGTTCTACCGCGGTTGATATTTTAGGACTAATCGGGTCTTCACCATATACTGAAACAAAGTTGGGCAATTTAGCAGTACAAATAAACACACAGGCCAACATATCTGCTGCATTACAGAATAACAAACTTGAAATATCCCGTACTGGAAATACAATGTCATTGAGTGGCGAACAATTTGCTGCATTTAATTTCGATAGTTCTGATTTTGATAGAAATTTATCTCCAACTACTGAGAGTATTAAGACACAGATTAACGATCTTAACATTGCCAATGTGACCGCCAGCATTTCTGATGGTAAATTAAAATTAACAAGTAGTGGAATATCATTGCAATTATCAGAAGTTACCGATGGTGCAATGGCTAGACTTGGATTTAATTCTACATCTATTACTGTAAACTCTTTAGAAAATATTATTTCAGATATAAATTCTTCATTGACAACGGTTACATTTTCTGCGAGTAACGTAGATGATAGATTATTAATATCTGGCAATGAATATAAGATTAACATTTCAAATGTACTTGGAACACCACTCACTGCTGTTGGCATTGTTTCTGGTGAATATATATCTAACATTGTATTAAGTCAATCTGCTATACAATTCATATCTCAGATAAACGAACAATCAGATTCAGTATCGGCTCTTATTACATCGGATGGTAGAATTGTTATTAATGTTATCGATCAAATTAGTTTGTCATTTGAAGGAACAAGTCAATTATTATTAGATAAGATTGGACTATATACTGAGTATAGTAATGTTAGTAATATAAACTTTAAAGTGATGAGATGGAAATCTGTTAGATATACTCCAGGATATAACGGAGAATCATTTGATGAATTTTATAGAGATTTGGGTCTTAATGACACTAGTAGATTGTGGGTAGATAACTACACAGGAGATGATGGCTGGGCAGTAATTCTAAGAAATACAGTTGGCAGTCTTCAAGTCTTAAATAGAAAAGCAAAAGAAGTTGATGTAGATTTAATTGATAGAGTTATAATAAAAGAAGATGATACTGAATTTAAAATTCATAATTTATATGATCCTTTAAATTTAAAATTGCCGGGTTCTATAATGAAAGATATAGACTATATTAGTTGGAACGATCCATCAAAATATGATGAATTTCTGAGTAGTGGATTATGGCTTGATGAACATCTAGGAGAAATTTGGTGGGATACAAATAGCACTAGATATTATCGTTATAATGACTACGGTGATGCGAATGGCAATATTATTCCAGATTACACAAAAAGATTTTGGGGTAAAATTGTTGATGGCTCAGTAGTTGAAATTAAACAGTGGGTAAAAAATGAAATATTGCCTGCTGGTATTACATGGTTTAATACCAAAAAAGAGTGGAATGATGCTAAAAACAAAGAAGTCACAACTTATTTCTATTGGACAAGTATAGGAACTTTGCCACGTTATAACAAAGAGTATAGCACTGATGAAATAAGAATGATTATTGAAACTGGTTCTATTAAAAATAAATTTATACCAATTAATAGTAATACTATTGTTTTAAATAATAAAGTGGCACGTTCAAACAAAACAATTACAGTTACGACTGAATATCAAGATACCGTAGATAGACAAGATAAACATACTGATTGGGAAATGATTTCCCGCGAATCAGATAAGCCGATTATGGCAGATTATCTAGAGAGACTTAAAAATAGTATTGCAAACTCCAAAATATCAAATAAATTTCAGGTAAGAGTCAATGAAAACAATATCAATGTTAATGGCGCTATAGTAAAGGATGAGTTTCTATTAGATTTAGATATAGAAGATATATCCGTATCTGTCAATAATGAATTTTTAGAAATTACTGATTTTACTATTGACGGTGATGAATTAATCATTAATAACAATAGGGATGTAATCAAGAATGATGTTGTTCGTGTATATGAATTAGAAAACATCTCAGATAATTTGTTTGAGAATGTAGAATATGCACGTGAAAATTTTAAAGTAATAATTAATACATTCTTTAATAATAAACTACTAAGTTCGGAATTTCCATTTTATGAAGATTATATCAAGTTAGATCACTATATCTTCAACAGTACCAATTGGTATATAGACTCAGACTATGAAACGATTACAAGTTATCAATATCTAGGAAATACGAGAAATATTGATATGCGTAGTATGGCTAATAGTGGTATAAGATCGTTTAAAATAAAAAATCCAGACTATGAAGAATTTTATTTTCCTTATGGCAATCTAGATCAAATTACATTGGTCAATAAAAAAGATGGATCAATGAATTTGAATTTTGACGATATACTTATACCAGGGCAGACAGGCAATGGTGGCGAATCCAAGTATTATACCAATGTTATCAGTACCCAGTTACATGAGTTTATTGACATGATATATTATTATGGGAAAACATCGTTTATTAAAGATGTATTCTTTGATATGTTAAATTATTTGTATACTGAAAATGAACATCCGGAATGGCTGTTTAAAACGAGTTATATTGATTTGACACTATTAAATAAACCATTACGACAATATGCAATTTATCAAAATGATACATATACTGATACTATTGAATATATTATGGAAGCAAAGCCGTATCATACTAAGTTACGTCATGCTCGTAGAATCTATCCATTAAGTGAAGATATTCTTGCCAATGTAGATACACTACATCATATGAAATTAACAATAGACCTGGGCGGTGATTATAGCAGATATGATTATACTACGTATGATGGTGGTATAGCACCAGACGATGAGTTCCTGGATATAAAAGATGGCAAATATGATACTGGCAAAATATTAAGAAATCCATACTCCGTTACCGCAGATAAAGGTGGCATTGACACTGGACTGGTAGATTCACAAATATTAGAATCAACTGTTTTACGAATTGATGAATATTCATCAGATATTACAGATGGTATAGGCAATTCAACACTTGACAAGAAGACGTTTGTAGTGTATGATACATTTGGTAGTGGACATTTAATGCATACTATAGACTCTGATACGGTTGCATCTGTATCGTTGGAAAATGGGTATAGACAAATAACAGTAACCGATGCAAGTAAATTTAAGACTGCGGTTGCAAACAGTGTAATTTTAATTGCAGTTGAAAATTCATCTGGTAAGTTAGAATTTATGCACTATAGTGAAAAAAATGATGCCACAATACATATTAATGAGCGATCATTATTCACTGGGCTAGCAGTTAATATAGAACCTGGAGATACTATTTACATCATGTCTGCTATAGAAAAAATTGCATTTCTTGCAGAACAACTAGAAAGACAACTAATATAGTAGGTTTTAAAAAAATGATAAATAGAATAAGTTCTGGTATAAAAAGAGAGAAATAAATGTTCAATGATAATATCATGTCACAAATTATTGGCACAGTAAAAATATATGACAAAGACACAGGCAAAGTACTTTTAGAAAAAAAGAATGCAATACATCCTGGTAATATGGCATATGCTCTTGCGAGTGCATTAGCAGGCAAACCAACAAGTATAAACTCAAACGGTGGATCACCAATAGTTAATTGGATGGCTTTCGGAAATGGCGGTTCTAAATCTACTACTACATTAGAATATAGAGCACCCAGGGTTTTTGGAAATTATGACCAGTTACCAATACCTTCAAGTAACTCAACTTTATATGCAAAGACATATGAACAGTTAACTACTAATACAGTTTACTATGCTGGTGAAATGATGGATACAAACGAGTCTGTTCCAGAAAATACTGCAAAAATTGTATGTTCAGTTGAAGTGGACCACAATGCATATGAAGAATCAGTTAAAATAATTGATCCTGGTCTACGTTTACCAGAAACAGACAGTTCACCAGATACGAATAGTGTAAATGCATTTACAATTGATGAAATTGGACTAATGGCAGGAGTGACTAGTGATGGCGCAATGGATGAATCGAAGACGATGATGTTAACACATGTTACTTTTCATCCTGTATTACTATCAGCAAATAGAACAATTATAATCGATTACACAATAACAATACAAGTAAATTAAGAAGGAGTAACGAATGTCACCACAAAGTTACCCTCTAACAAGTCAGTTTACGTCAGATGATTTTAACTTATTGGCAAATGATATCAATGAAATAGTTGGTACAGGGGCAGGCGATTCTGGTTATGGGCAAACTCAGTTATTCGTTAATCATGTTAATCGTGGCCAACAGTTAAGTAAGAGAAATTGGATGGAATTATTTTATTCAATACGATTTGCAGCGGCACATCAGGGCACCGAATTAACAACTAGTGCAAATATATATAATGGTGATTTTACTAAATTAGACACTGTAATTCATACTATTGATACTATCAAAGACGATATTATTAATATTAGACAGAATAAATTAAATTATACATTGTTAAAAATGTCAACACAACAAAACGTTCTTAGTGCAATGCATACCTATTTGAATCCAAATCAAAATCTCGAAGCAACTCCAGACGAAACATGGAAAGTTAGATTAGATGAACAGAAATTTGAATTCCGTGCAAAATTTAAAAGTGAAGACGCAAGGCGTCAATATTTCAATGCAGGTGGTGAAATAAGAATACAAACAGAACTAAGTGATTACCCAACTGGCTATATACCAAGTTCATCATGGGCATCTTTACTGGACGATGTGGGTAATATTATCTTTAGTCACATTGCAACAAAATCTTCAAATAATGTAGGTGTACCCGGCGTAGGATTTAATGAAATGACTACGACATACAAAAAAGTGTTTCATAAAAAAGTTACTGTAATGCTAAACGATCCAAGTCCTCTAGATGATGTCACTGAACATCAAATTGAAGTTTGGGCAAGATTCTCTACAGTAGAAATAGGTAGTATGGAATTTTATGTATTATTGAGAAATGATCCAGACAGAGATCCAGATGGTTATCTAGGATATAGTGGCTATGGTGGTTATGGTGGTTATTATCCCGACCAAGTAACGTATGGTGATTGGGTTGAAGGCAATTTATCGGTTTATATTTCTCAACAACGTGCGGATGATGCAGATACATCAAATTTAGGTGTGGTGTCGGAGATGCCAGTGTATAGTATAATAACTGACTTTGTTGGAATAATTATGTCATAATTAGTAATACTAAAATAAAAACTTCTTGACATTTTAAAAAATTTATAGTATAGTAATAGTATATTACTGTAAGTCTTAGTCGTGGAGTAACTAGTGGAAGAAAATTTAGAAAATATTTTGTCGTACAAAAATACAATGCGTAATTTTAATTTAAATAGAAAAGTTATGCAAGATAAAGTAATGAACGAATTACATGTTTATCAAAATGGTGGCACATTTGTTGTGACCCAAGAATTAATAGGATTTTTAAATTATTTAGTTCAGTCTGATAAAATGAATGTAAATATATTGGACAAAAATAATTTACCTATTAATATTGCTGATGTAAATGAATTCTTAGAACTAGTATCAGAACGATATTTTTCTTCCCTTAACTTTTACTATCAAGAATATGAACAACTTAGAAGTTCCACAAAAATTGAAATTGCATTAGATTTATAAATGACAAAAGGTATAATAATTTTTGCACAGAACAACGATTATGTTGATTATGTAAAAATATCGTGTGCAAGTGCTGGATATGCCAGAAAGTATCTTTCTGGCTTTGATGAAATATGTCTTATAACAGACGAATCATCATTAAATGAAAATCGTAAATTGGTTGACTGTTATTTTGATAGAACTATTGTTATACCAAAAAGTACAGATAGTACCATGCGAAAATACCGCGATACTATTAAGAACGTAGAAGGTGCACCGTTTATTAATAAAAGTCGAGGTGATGTTTACTCTCTATCTCCATATGATGAAACACTGGTAATAGATTGTGATTATTTTATTATGACAAACCAGTTAGATGGCGTATGGGGTAGTCGCAATGATTTTATGATTACCAAAGATTTTACCGATATATCACAAACAAAAACTTCAAATACTGCCAGACTTAATGATATTAGCATAGATATGTATTGGGCTACTGTAATATACTTTAGAAAATGTGAATTCTCTTCGAATCTATTCAAATTGGTAAATCATATTAAGAATAACTATAGGTATTATTATAATCTTTATAAATGTGATGTGGCATTATATAGAAATGATCATACATTCAGTATTGCATTGCATATTCTGAATGGTGAAGTAAATGCTATAGTACCAAATCTTCCCTTCAATAAACTTGTTAATAGTTTTGATACCGATCAAATTTTAAGAGTCGATGGACCTGATAACATTGTTATGATAACTGCTAAAAATCGCACAGTCAGAAATATAGTAAGATTGCAACGATCCGATCTTCACATTATGAATAAACGAAGCATTACAAAACATTTGGATTCGTTTTTTGAAAATGGAATTACATTATGAGTAGAGGATATATTGTAATAGCCCAAAATACAGATGAGCATGATTATCTAAGAATGGCATACGCACTTGCACTGAGCATTAAGACCACGCAACGTGAAAATGCAATTTGCTTGTGTGTTGATAAAAAAACAAGTGACAGATTGGAACAAAAGTGTTGTGATGTATTTGATTACATTGTAGATATTCCATGGAATGACGATGCACTTAATAGCACATGGAAAATAGAGAACAAATGGAAGTATATTAACATGTCTCCATTTGATGAAACAATAATATTAGATACAGATCAATTATTTACAAAATCGATTGACCATTGGTGGGATATGCTAGGTGATAGCAAGTATGATGTGTTATTATGTACAAACCCTAGAACATTCAGAGATGAACCAATAATCTCTGATTTTTATAGAAAGAAATTTACAGACTGTGAGTTACCTGATGTATATAGCAATTTTACATACTTTAATAAGTCTGAAGTTTCTTATGAATTCTTTCGATTAGTTGAAAGGATTATAAACAACTGGGAATTATACTATAATGAGTTCTTAAAAGGCAAAGGCCAAGATTGGGTAAGTGCGGATGTAGCATATGCACTTGCTGCTAAAATACTAGGTAAAGAAAAATTTATATCTAGTTTGCCTTTTCCTGCATTTGTGCATATGAAAAGTTATATTCAAAACATTCCTGAAAAAAATATTTTCTCTGATTGGCAAGATACATTAACAAGCAATGTATCTGATGATTTGGAAATTAATATACATAACTTCATTCAAACATTGCCGTTTCATTATGTTGAAAAAGATTGGTTGACAAATGATATGATTAAACAATATGAGAATGTATATGATCCGTAGTATAAAAACTCTAAGTTCTGACAACCCATTTAAAGTCGTATACTTTGATTCAGATGGTACAATTCTTTCCTTTGAAAATAGAGTTGATAAAAATAATAAAAATAATTTCGCATACTTTTCTGCTGCTGATTTGTTGAGATTTCTTGATGGTACCTATGTTATCAATGGGTACAATGTGGTTTTTAAAAAAGATGAGATGCATTACGTAATTGTTAGAAGAGATTCAGCTAAGTATATTGTAAAAAATAACGCTAGTAATAATATTCGCCATATAGATTATCATTCATCACCAGATTTAAAAATTTATGTGACAGATGATGGATTCGATATCTTGGCAACATCTAACCTGGAAGAATTTTTTGTTGAAAAAAATAATGATAAAGATATTATCATTAAAAACAATAAATCACATAAATTTTATATAACAATGAAAAATGAATCAGGATTATTAATTGACACAATTGAATTAGATTACTCTAAAATTTTAACGGGTAAAAAACAGACAATTAAATACGAACATAAATATAAGAAAATAAGTATATATGCTGATTACATTTTTACTACATACAGTATGGAGGATATAAGAGAACAAAGATGACAAAGCTTATTATAAAAGATTTAAGTATATTCTATCTTAGTTACGATGAACCGAACAAAGAAGAACACTATGTAGACCTACTAAGTAAATTTCCAATGGCACAGAGGATTGATGGTGTTAAAGGATTTGATAATGCACATAAGGCATGTGCCCGTGCTAGTAAAACTGATAGATTTATTACGATAGATGGTGATAATATTGTAGATAAAAAGTTTTTTGATATCACATTATCTTTTCCTGAGAACACAGATTTGAGTCACAGCGTAATATCGTGGGGAGCTAAAAATCTTACTAATGGATTGGTCTATGGCAATGGTGGAATTAAATGCTGGCCAGTTCAATTAGTATTAGATATGCGCACACATGAGAACGCAGATAGTGAAACCAAGAAACTTGACTTTTGTTGGGATCTAGACTATAAGCAAATGAATAATACATATTCAATGATATTTAATAGTGGCTCGCCATTTCAAGCGTTTCGCAGTGGATATCGTGAAGGAGTAAAAATGTCGCTTGATGAAGGTACTAGAGTACCGCCAAGTGAGTTTAATAGAAGAATATGGCCTAAAAATTATGAAAGACTACTGACATGGTGCAATATTGGATCTGATGTTGAAAATGGTCTATGGGCAGTATTAGGTGCTAGGATGGGATGCTATGATGTAAATTTCAATTCAGATTTTATCATTGAGAGTATCAGTAATTATGATTGGTTTAAAACGTTTTTTTATGATACTGTTTATTCTGAGTTATCAAAGAATGAAGATTTACTGTATGATCGTACATTAACATTAGGAGACTATCTATGTGAAAATCTTGGTATGGAGATGTGTGATCCTACACCAGAACTATCACGCTACTTTAAACGTGTTTATAATAATCCAAAGAGAGTTCATAATCCTTTGGCAACTGAAAAGTCAACCGGCTGGGACAAATAAAGGAAATTACAATGGTTAAAAAAATTAGACTAATACCGGAAAATGATACAACTGTAGCAGAAAGAAATTCAACAGATTTCAATAATGAAATTTTAGAACTTGCTAAAACAATGGATTGGAAATTGTGGGAAATACTACAATCCGTCCAACGACTTGAAACAAGACTCGATGAACTTGAGACAGACAAGGATTAATACATGCCCCTCGGACCGCAGGAATTTTATAATAGACTTGATCATCACCACGATGAAGCCAAAGACTGGGTTGTGGTTAATTGGAATTTAGGAAATATGTGCAATTTCACATGTTCCTATTGTCCAAGTATTCTAAATGACGGCAGTTTTGGATGGAATGACTTTGATGTTGTAAAGAAATTCATAGATTCTACGATTGCTCATTATCATCCTAGAACTGTATATTTTGAATTTACAGGTGGAGAAGTAACACTCTGGAAAGATTTTATTAAATGTGCAGAGTACATCAAAGAAATTGGTCATGATATAGGATTCATTAGCAATAGTAGTAGAACGATTCGCTGGTGGGAAAAGAATAAAACAAAATTTGACCATGTATGTCTTTCATATCATCCAGAAGAAGGCGATGCAGAGCATTTCATCGAAGTTGTAAAAATAATGAGTCAACAATGTAGAACACATGTAAATGTTATGATGCATTACGACCCAGAGATATGGCCAAGATGTCAAAAGGTGGCTGAAAGTGTAATAGACATTCCAAATATATCACTTGCATTACAGCCACTAATCATTGATTTTGGTGAAACATTATATGATTATACTCCAGAACAGATTGAATATATTGACAATCAATGGTGGGGATTAGGTAATAAAATACAGCATGATAAGAAATGGAAAATTTATCGTGGTAGTATGGATATGCATGATGATGTCAATAACATGAAACAAAATAGTAGTGCTCATCGTTTTATTAACGATAAGACAAATAACTGGAAAGGTTGGTTGTGTTGGAGTGGTGTTGAACAAATTGTTGTAGATTTCGATGGCAGTGTTATGATAGGATGGTGTAGAGTTGGCGGAATACTTGGAAATATGAAATATCCTGAATCTATTAAATGGCCTACTAAACCTGTAATGTGTACAAAAAGTATGTGTCATTGTAACTTTGACATTATGAGTAAAAAAGTACTTCCTAAAAATAGATATGAGGTTTTGGAAGATGCCTATTAAATCAGATCCTCGGATCCCATTAGATAATAAACAACTACGTGTGTATGATACGAATGGCAAGTTTATTAGAATGAGTGTGGATGAGGCTATTGCAAGAGAACATAACAAATGGAAGGGATGGCAGTGTAGTGCAGGAGTGCGTGGACTTTATATAGATTACGATGGTAATATATGGAATGGTAACTGTGCCAGTAGTCATAGAAATAGTACTGCACATCATGATACAACTGTAGAAGGCTGGAGGGTTGAACGTGAAAGAATATTCGGTTCTTATCCGCATATTGAATGGTATAATGAAAATACTATAGGTGGCTGGCCGTTGCCTAAGAACGGCTGGGAAACATGCGAACAACATATTAAACTACAAGATGCGTTGAAAGAAGCAGAAGAAACTTTTTTTAAGAATTTAGGAAAGAACATTCAAACAGATAATATTGATACAACTGCAAGTGCATGGAAATGGGAAAGTACATTAGATGACATACCAAAAAATTGGGGATTATTAGGCAATATTCGTGAAGGTATTGACATACCTGAAAATTATACAGTTTGTCCTTTTAAGAGTTGTGGCTGCGGTGCGGATGTAATTTTAAGTAAAGCAAAAACCGTAGAACATATGAAGTTACTGGACGTGACTCATAATCAATATGATGGCACTAAACGTGGCGGTAAGAATTATATCACTGATAATATAGATGAAAGTGTTGGAGTAGAAATGAACTTTCCTATTCCATATCAAATCTTGTGGGACATTGGAAGACGATGTAATTATGCATGTGACTATTGTTGGCCGGCAGTTCATAGTAATACTGAAAAGTTTCCATCGTTTGAATCTGTTATTAATACTATCGATATGATTATAGATAATTGGAGTAATGGCGAACAAATCAGATGGAATTTTGGTGGAGGTGAACCTACCATGCATCCACAATTCATTGACATTTTAAAATATTTAAAGTCCCGAAATCAATGGATATTGGTAACTACAAATGGTAGTCGAAGTACAAAATTCTGGAGTGAAGCAACACAATACATAAATAGTGTTAATATGAGTGCACATTTTGCAAGTATGGATTTGTATCGCGGTAATGAAGATAGATTTTTAGATAACTGTAAAATAATAATGAAACACCATGATATTATAGATGATGACTTATGGTTAGAAATAAAACTAATGACCCCACCAGGATTTCTTGATCGTGCACAACAACTCAAAGATAGAATTACAGAAATTCCAGAATGGAATACAACTGGAGCAAATGGAAGAATGAAAGGCTCACTTAGTTTAGTGCCTATTCGTGACATCAATGATGCAGAATCTCTTGTAAATTACAGTGATAATGAAATAGAATTTTTCAAGGAACAATAATGAATCATAATGATTTTATTAATGCGCATCCAATACTGATAGTGTATCCTGCTGGTCTTGGTGGCGAACACATTGCTCATACACTTAGTACATGCTGTGATCAATTTGAAGACATATACACGTGGGTAAATAAAAATGTGAATCAATATCATTCAATATGTGCGTTACGATATATGGATTTAGTAGAAGATATAACTAAATTTGAGAATGGTATTGAAACAAGATACAAGGGTGATTTCGTTTCTATTAAAAAACGAATTATTGTAAAAGACCATCCAAGCAATAATTCTATAGAATTTTATAAAAGATATTTACCAGATATTACGATAATTTATATTGACTTAGCATTTCCTAAAAAAGATTCAATAGACTATTTTGCCGATCTAGCGATAAAAAAGTTAGCGGTAAAAGTAGATTGTCCTATTACTGTTGATTTTATAAACTCAACAATTTCTACTACACTGTCAGAAAAACAACAACAATTTATGATAGATGAAACAAAAAAATTTGATTGGGTTTGGAGACATGAACTTTATGCACTATTAAATGATTTGTTAGAATCTAATAATTATAAAAATCCTGTTTCATATGACACACATCACTCATCGATTGTTAAAAATAAAAACATACGATTGAAGCACACCAGTGACATAAATGTCCTTAAAGAAGACCATAAAGAATCTTTAATAAATACATACATAACTTTTTTACCAAAGTATGTAAGAACTTTTAAGAATTTACATGTTGTTGATTCTGATAACTTAGATAAAGATTCTACCATATTCTGGCAAAAAATAAAAAAAATAGTACCAAAATTGGACACTGATAAAGCGATTGGCATAACGAATCGTTGGATAGAAAATAATAATAAATTAGGACAGCCAAATGAATGATGATGGATTAAAATATGAGGAAATTGATACTGATAATAAATTTGACTTGTCAGTATTTAGAACATCTGAACAGAGAATTGATATGGTTCAAGATCCAGAGTGTCCCAAGGATGTGTTAGAGAGCGTTGTTGAACATGATTTAGATAAGTCAGTTGTTTTAGGAACATTAATTGCCACACATATAGATGACAAATTGATTAAATCTATATCGGTTAAATTTGATTACACTGTAGATGAACTACATGCTATGCGATCAGTGATGATTGCGAAGAAAGATGATGGAAGAAGAAAGTCATTCTGTGCAGTGCCATGGAATCATGTTAGTACAAATGCAAATGGCACAGTCAGAATGTGTTGTCAGATGATTAATAATCAAGGCTTTGATGGTGAAGAGGCATATGGCACTGTCTTTAAAGATGACGGCACTGCGCTTACGACAACTGATAACATATCGGAACATAGAAATTCCACAGCATGGAAAAAGTTAAGAAAAGAAATGCTTAGTGGGCAACGTTCGGAGATATGCAAGTTATGTTGGGATGAGGAAGATAATGGTATCGGTAGTAGACGAACTTGGACCAATCAAGCATTTAATCAAACTTTTGATAATGCAATTTTGAATACTGCAGAAGATGGTTCTATAAATCATGAAGATTTTCCTATTGAACATTGGGATCTAAGATTTGGTAATAAGTGTAACTTAGCATGTCGTAGTTGTGGACCAACAGATAGTAATTTATGGTATAAAGATTGGGAGAAGTTTACAGGTAAGAATACATTTTTTAATCGTGGAATAGGAGATGTTACTATTGAAACAGATGAAAACGGTTCTGCAATTGTTAAAGATTCTCCATTTGAATGGTTTGACAAAACTGACTTAGTTTCAAATATAAAAAATGAAATTTCAAATATAAAAAGATTTTATTTTACTGGCGGAGAACCTACTATAAATCATACACATAGAGAGTTACTGCAGTATACGATAGATAATGGATATGCCAAAGATTTAATTTTAGACTACAATACTAATATGGCTGGTGTACCAGGTGCTATATTTAAACAGTGGAAGAAATTTAAGGAAGTTAATTTGGGAATGAGCATTGATGGTATATATGAACATTTTGAGTATATCAGATATCCTGGAAAATGGAATACTGCTTATAAGAATATGAAACGTATTGACAATAATGAATTTACAAATCTTAAAGCAAGCGTAACAATGACAGTCAGTATTATGAATGTGTTACATTTGTTAGATATGCAATGGTGGATGCGTGAACAAAACTGGAATACCATCGATAGTAATATCATTGTTCATAACTTATATGGACCAGATTATTTAAACACTCAAAATATTCCTAAATCAATGAAATCATATATCACAAATCGTTATCGTAAATTTTATGTTGATATTAGAAAGAAATGGCCGGATGATAACGCATGGTTAAGTCTTACAGAGACCCGTCTTGAAGCAGTATTAACACATATGAATTCAGTAGAAGATGACCCATCACAATGGAAAACATTTTTCGCTTCAGGAAAGAAATTAGATGAAATAAGAAAAGAAAATTGGAAAGAAAGTTTGGAAGATATATATAAAATGGTTCAGTTTTGTACTGCTAAGGAAATGAGGAAAAAAGATGTCAAATTGGCAACAACAGGTAAAAGATAATAAACACTTTTGTGTGCTGCCATTTACGCATATGCATTTGAGTACAGATAACGCTGCAAAATTATGCTGTGTTGCCGACTGGAGAGAAAGTTTATTTGAAGATTTAACTGATAAAACATTTGAAGAAATTTGGAATAGTCCTGCATATCAAAAAATTAGACAAGATATGATTGATGGAAAACCAATTAAGGCATGTCATATGTGCTATGCATTAGATGAAAAAGGAGGCGGCAGTGATAGATGGGCACATAATAATTACTTTAAAGCGCCAACGCATGATTGGGATATTTCAGTAGAGACTGGTAATACAACAGAAAAACCATTGTGGTTAGATTTGCGTCCTGGTAGATTTTGTAATCTAGGATGTAGAATGTGCTTTGTTGCAGTTAGTAGTACGTTTGCAGATGAACACAAAAAGCATCCAGAATTAGAAGAAGTAACTGGCGAAAGTTGGTTTGAATTACAAGAGTGGATTAATAATCCAACTATGTATGAAAGTTTACAAGCACTTATTCCTCATATAAAAACCATAAAGTTGGCAGGCGGCGAACCATTATTCATGCCTGGTGTTATTAAATTTCTTAAATGGTGCGTTGATTCTGGTAATACACATTTACATTTAGATATAACAACCAATGGTACCAGAGGAAAAGGTAAAGTAATTAACTGGTTAGAAAAGTTTGATAGTGTTGATATTCAATATAGCATTGATGGCATAGGATATACAAATGATTATATACGTCATCCGAGCGAGTGGAATACTATTGAAACTAATTATCATATGTACAGGAATATTAGTAGTGTAAGCACAGTAAATATATTGAGTACAGTTCAAGCCTATAATGTTTTTGATTTACCTAATATTATTGACTTTTGGAAAGAACATGAAGAACATAGCAATAATATATTAGTTTTTAATCATGTGAATTGGCCAGAAGATATGAGCATAGACATAATTCCACACGATGATAGAATGAAAATTGCTGATCAGATCGAACAGCGAGTTGAAACCCTACCTGAGTATAGAAAAACACAATGCAGAATGGATGCAACGGTATTCAGACTTCGGAGTAAATTTGATGACCTAGATGCCCGTAGACTTAACTGGGCAAAACGAACAGTTAAATATGATCAGATACGTAATCAAGATATAGGATTGGTACATCCTAAATTAGCGGAGTATAGAGACCAATGGCTAAAAATAAAGATATAATCTTTGAAAGCGAAGATCGTGATGAGGTTATTAAAAAACTTATTGAGCAAGATCGAATAGATCATGCTGAAAGTCATCTGGGTGATACTGAAAGAATACCAGTAGTACAAAATAAAGTACACCCACGAGGATATAATTATTACACTGAAGTAAACCCATATGAAAGTAATGATGGAATTTCCATGATTATTGCACCAGCATGGGGAATTATTTTTCCTCCATATAATATTGCAAGACTCAGTGGTTTACTTAGACATTATGGATATCGTGTCAATGTCTATGACTTAAACGTTGAGTGCTATCATTATTGTAAAGAAAATCATGATAAAGATTATTGGGAAAGTAGGTATTATTTCGCATGGGAGCGCCCTGTTTATGATGATGAAGTTTTTCCAATTATTAAACCTAAATTAGATGAATGCATTGATAGAATTATTGAACAAGGCGATGACATAGTTGGATTTAGTGTATACTTGACCAACCTGTTGAGTACAATGTACATGATTGAAAAAATTAAAGAACGCAGTCCATCAACTAAGATTGTAGTAGGTGGACCAGAAGCGTTTAATGATTGGTTTGAGGATCTAATTTATTCAACACTTGATTTTAAATCCGGAATTATTGATTATCGTGTTACGGGCGAAGGTGAACAAGAACTATTAACATTATTAGAAAACTATAAAGAACTTCCAATGAATAAAGAGATGGTTACATTTGGTGGTTTTCAGAGTAAACTAGATTTAAATCAATTGCCATTTCCAGATTACAGTGATTATGACTTAAATCTATATCAACATCCGGAAGGAGCAAGTATTGAGACTAGCAGAGGCTGTGTTGCTAAGTGCAGTTTCTGTGCTGAAACCTGGTTTTGGAAATATAGATTTAGAACAAGTGATCGTGTCATTGATGAAATGCAATATCAAATAGATACATATGGTACTCGTCGGTTCTGGTTTGTAGATAGTCTTGCGAATGGTGCATTTAAAGAATTCAAAAATCTCGTAAACATGATTATTGATAAAAAACTTGATATCAGGTGGAATAGTTACGCACGTTGTGATGGACGGATGGATTTAGAACTATTTCAGAAGATTGCTGATAGTGGATGTATGAGTCTAAGTTTCGGAGTCGAAAGTGGCAGTGAAAAAGTTTTAGACGATATGAAGAAAAAGGTAAAAGTTTGGGAAATTGAAAATAATCTACGTGATGGTGCTAAAGTTGGTATGAAGAATCACGTTAACTGGGTTGTAGGATTTCCTACTGAAGGTCCAGCCGAATTTCTGCATAGTTTACATGTTTTACATAACACAAGAAAATGGATGTTTGCAATTAGTCCTGGAATGACATGTGGAGATGCGCCATTTAGTGACCTGAATGTTAATTGGGCAGATTATAAATTACAATGGATAGACAAACCATGGGATAATACATTTATGAGTAATTGGTATACAGAAGATTATGCTAATACTATTTTACATAGATTTATTAGATTAAAGTTTATGCAGATTTGGTTATATCTTGCTGTGAATATCGCAGATGGAACAGTAAAAAATGCACAGTATCGACCTGGTCTAACACAATTTTTTGATTTTAAACAATTAACCAATGATGATTTTGTAGATTATGTTCCACAAGAAACTGGACAATCATTTGACTATTTCAGCGGCGACACTGAGAAATTACAATTTAGTGCAAGTTTAGCAAATGAATATTTGCCATTTGCTTGGATTCTATATAAAACATATGGTGCATTTGAATTAAATATGCATCATGATTTAGATGACGACCTGTCCGAGTTTGGAGGATTTATTGTAAGTCCATATTGGGGAACTATTAATATGCGGGTTGATGAAAATGAACAACTTACTTTTAAAGTTGAGCATAGATTTAAACATGAAACTACTAGAGAGGATCCAAGAGTATTAAACGATGAAGTGCGTCGGCAAGATATGAGTTTTGATACACAAGTATATACATTGGAATGTAATATAAATGATTTTAATGGAATCGTAAAAAAATGACAACACCAAAGTGGATTAACATAAAATTTAAAAATCATTTGTCTGTTAAAATTGAACTTCTACAAAATGAATTTGTGGACTCTTGGTATCGTGCTTTTATTAATAATCGGCATATTGCCAGATGGACAAGAGACCATGCAATATTGTTACAGCAAGGTGACCATTCTCCCAATTATACTGAACATGCTAAGATGATCGTTGACCAAATCAATACAGCAATACGTACCATAGAAAAAATTTCAGGCAGAAAATGGATAGGGTATGCTTACATTGGTATGTCATGGGAAACGACTAATTATTTACATCGTGGATTTACAACAAGCATGATTACGAAATATAAAACTCCGTATTTAAGTAAAAAGTTACAAAAAGATATCTTCGATATGAAGAAAAATGGAGTAACACATTATGAAATATCTGATTTTATTCTAAATCATCCAACACTTGAAGATTTTTATCAATTATCGGATGATAAAAATGATGAATTTTTTAATGCGTTAGAGAAAATAAATTCATATATACATTTTTACGAATCTGCATATCTACGTTCTTCCAGAGCAAATGAACTTGATAGAAACAATGGTTGTTTAGTATTTGATATTGATGGCAAAACGGTAGATGGCGGATGGCATGAGAAATTTTATGAAGAAATGGTGCAACCAGACTTCTCACAATTTGCATTTCAAGGTTCTGAATATAACGTGTATGCTCTTAAAAAGATTTTAGGAAAAGATTATCTAACTGCATATTTTCAATTTGATGATCCTACTGCTTGGGATATTAGTAATATGATGATAATTGATGGAACATTTGAAATAGACTATAATGATAATTATAATTATCTCTATAATAGTACTGGATTTAATCATTGGATTGAACATTTTGAGTTACAAAACAGAAACATATTCAATAACTACCAGATAGGAAAAGTCGTAAATCAAGAATTTTTAACTACTATTAAAAGTATGCAACCAACGAATATTGTCAATAATAATATTGAAACGGTGAGTCGTATGTCGGAAACGCATTATTTGGGTGATAATTGGGATATTATATCAATTGAATCTGAAGATGGTATTATTTTTTAAGAAAAGAAAGAACACAATGATAAAGCATTATGACGATACTTGGCAGTTTTATATAAGACAACTTCAATATACTAGCCGTCGTGGTGATTATATGCCATACTTTATGAATACAAGTTTATATAACTTCATTGAAAGTTGCGATAATAATATCTTAGATATTGGATGTGGTGAAAATAATTTAAAATTATTTTATCCTAATATATATGGTGTAGATCGAACACTGGAAGCAGATACATTTGCATATATAGATGATAAAGCATTTGAAGACTTGCAAAAATTTAATTATGGAATCGCTGTGAACAGTTTGCATTTTGGAAACATACATGAAAATCTAGAACGTGCACTATCCAAGTGTGATAAAATGTGGATAAGTTTCAATGAAAATCAGCCCATTGATGAATGGAAAAAAATTGAAACCTGGAAACAATATGGTGATGTAGAATACTTTTGGCATGGACAAAAAGAAACCACCCGAGAAGAAATATACACACATCTAGCAAATGATCAATTATACTGGTATCTTGCTAAACTAAATAACAGAACTATTGATCAAGATGTAGAAATTGTATATCATAATACAGTGCATCGTGATCCGTTTTTTGGTGTTGTTAGAGTGATAATTAAATGAATGATTCAAAACTAATATTCTTTACAGGTGTACCTGGATCTCGGTGGAGTGGCATTGCCAGAGAGATAAAACAAGATCCTAAATATGACACTAGTGATAGAGCACCTCACAGAGTTTATAAACATAATGATTTTTCTGGTCACTGTGAGAGTTACTTTGGTACAGGAATGGAGTTTCCGGTGGATCTTAGTATAGAAAACTTATTAGCACCGTTTAATAGTACAGGTATTAAGTTATTAATGAGTCACGAATGGCCCTATTATTTTGATCAGATAATCGAACAATATCCACATGCTGATATACAATTAGTATACAGACCAAATGATGCGAGTTTAAAGTGGTGGCTAGAAGCAGGTGGGTTTAATATAACTTATCCTAACTATGAATGGTATGTTGATGTTGACGGCATGAAGAAAGAAATTAAACAACAGAATAAATTAATACTTGACTTTGCACAGAAACATATGTTACAATGGAATCAACACGTAGAGCATAGTGATATATTCGTGACAACATATATAAATGGTTTGAACAATTAAATGAACTTTAAAATATTAACTGAATTAGATAGAATTTTAAAAAGTAATCCTCGATTGCGTCTAGATACACATACATTTTGTCAGGTAATTAATGGCGTGTTCAACATAGAACTGTCGCAAATTGAAGATACAGAAATTTATGCATTATCAGAACAGATTGACAGAGAAGTATTATGTAATTATTTTAGTAAAGTTT